ATTTAAATGGAACATCTTTGTTACCATACATAAACCATTTAGGAAAATCATTTTTATTTAATGCTCTACCTACCGCACCTACTATCTTATGTGATACTCTGTTCTTAACTAAGAACACAGCTCTATCTTGTTTAACATCATACTTAAAATCTGCACGGCCCCATGACCATGACTCCCAGCAATTATTATTAGACAACCAGCGCATAGCTTTTTCATTTGAGTATATTGATTGAAAGCTATCTGGTATTTTAAAATTAACATCTTCTATATGTAATTCTTTATTGCCATGAAATACTCTTTCTACATATTGCATATTTTTTTCTCCTTGTTTTCTACCTTTAGCACTACATGAAGCATGAAAGCAATACCATGATAATTTATTTTCTGTTGTATCTACAGATAAAGTATTTCTACCACCACAAAATGGACAATCCATTCTAGTTTGTGTGTCATCTGGTATTGATAGTCCCTCTATAACTGCTAACTGTTGTTTATAATTCAATCTTTTATTTCCCAATAGTAAATATTTTCGTTATATTTTTTTTCTTTTTTACTACTATTAAAACTTTCTAATGCAACAAAACTATTATACTCTACTTTAAATAAATTATTATTTAGATACTCAATTATCTTTGACTCAAGTTGTTGTTGGTTTGGTTCGTAATCGAATGGTAGGACTGCGTTTAGTTCGTGTTGATATGCTATTATTCTTACTTTGTATTTTTTCATCATGATTTTCCTTATCATCATTTGATTGATTTGTCAAGTCATTTTCTTTTTTTATTTTTTTATAATGTTTAGGATGTTTCCAAACAAATGACATACTAATAAATCTTTGTTGATTTTTTATTTCTTTTTTTTTTATATTTACCATACCATGATATATCTCTATTGTTAGCTATGCACCATTTATAATGAAACTCAAGTATTGTTCTTATACCATCACCATAACTCATAGTCTACCTTTTCTTTCTTTTCTTGTTACGTATGGTAATTTAACAGATGCCTCACTATCATTTTTCTTTTTATTTGTCCAAGTTATATATACATGGTCGTCATTACCCTCTGGTTTACCACCATATTTTATTATAGCTTTTTTTAAACTTCTGGCTTCAATAATTTTCTTATCTCCACTAACTCTTTCAAATGTATACTCTCTCATTAATGCTCCTTATAGCTTACTTGTTTAACTTTACGACTCCAACAGGCACGACAACTACCACACTCACCATCCTGTTTATATGCAGGACATTCTCTACCTATTGCTTTTTTATCTTTGTGTACACCAGAAGTCCACTTCCAAAATGTAGGTGGCTTACTATCTACTTTGATTGCTGATACACGCAAACATAAATTTTTTGGTACATCTTCTTCTTTGATATCTTTAATAAATTGATACTCTCTTGTAGCTAACCAATGCTTTATCTGCGGTGTATGCTCACATACCTCAAATATTTTCATTAGATGTGAGAAAGATTGTACATCACCTGCATCAAACCACCTATGATATCTCTTTGATTTATCTAGGTTACTATATTTAAATGTCAGTAACATTGACATATAATCTACCCACTCATTTAGTTCTATTGCTTTTCTTCTAACTTCGTGTGCATTAAATACATTTTTAAACATATATCTATTCTTTAATGCATAACATTTATTACATATAGTACCATCAATCAATGCTAACTTGCTACCAGTCTTACAATGTTTAGCTGATATACCCCAGCCAAAAGCAGGCATCTTACTTGGATTAGATAGTGTGCCTATCTTTTTTTCTATGTCTTTTATCTTCATAGTTTTAACTCCAATCTTCTTATTGCTCGTCTTAGATCATCTCTTGTAATTAAACCTTGCTTATATCTATCTGATAAATTAGTAAATAATTTTTTAACATGATCTTGTGTTGTGTTCAAGTGATCGCATATATCCTCACATGCTTTTGTATAGAACCAGTTTCTTGCCTGTTGTATTTCTGCTATAGATATATTTGTGGATCTACTTAAATCAAAAGCATCTTCCATAGCTTGTTGAATAATGCCTATCATTATCTTTTCTTCAGGTGATCTTTTTACGGATTGTTTTATTGCTTTTTCGTACATAAATTATATCCTCGCTTTTAAAATGTTTTTCTCTTATATCTTCAACAAAAGATTGTAAGATTTTTAATTCATCAATAGGTAATTGATTACCTTGTATCAATTCATCTAATTGACTATGTAATAATTCCAGTTTTTCATATTCTGTCATTTTATTCTACTAAGTTAATACCATGTTTAGCACAATAGTATTTTTTATTGATTACTACATCTGCTCTTGAGTTACACTTGTAACATATCCTCTCTCTTGTGTCAACATGACTCGTATACTTTTGATTAAAAGTATGATATGATAACCTGTCATTGCAGGGGGGGTTAGTATATACTATATAGGGTTTAGTTCGTATCACTGTCTTCATTATACCTCTTTCCTTTTAGTTGTTCTAAGTACTCTTTATGTTTTCTTTTCCTATCTACTTCTTTTATAATACAGTATGCAATGATTGCCCCGATAAACAGGGCAACCAAATTAAATATAAACATACCTAATCCATGGTAAAATGTCATGCTACATCTCTTCCAAGATTACTTAATGCTTTGTGATAAAAGAATACAAAGTGATTACTAGATATATACTTCTCTATCTCTGAGTCTCTTGCCTCATTACTTCTGATTGAGTCCATACTACTGTTATCTATTCTGTATTCTTCGCTACCCTTTTTACCAATTCTAATTGCTCTTTTATTATGAGAACTATAATTAGTTAGGGCATTATACACATCATACAAAGTAGATTTATGTATATCAGTTTCTAAAACCTGCTTTAATAAATTATATTTATTATCAGATCCATCAGAAAACTTTTTAAATATACTATCTACCTCGCCACTTGATAAAGATAAACTATTATATACCTCGAACTTATCTTGCATCCTCTCAAATGTAGTCCCAATGTGTTGTAGTTTTAAAAAAGAATCATCAACATCAAAGTGTGTTGTATGTTTCTTGACTGTCTCACCTAAACTTTCAAATGATTTCATACCATTTTGGCAAATCAATCTTAAAAACATTGCTCTAACTTGATACACTATTGATGCATCATAACTAGATACAACTTCAACACCAAACTTTAGTTTATCATTTGCATTAGTTGTCATAGCATGCGGACTAAACTTACTACCATCATTAAATAATATTCTTAATTTAAAGTAGTTTAAATCTGGATGCACATTAAATTGTATTGAAGTATTATCTAATGTAATACCATATTCATCTAATGCATCAGATAATCCGTTAAGTATTTTAGCATAAGGTATTAATTGATAGTTGGAACCATGCAAATGTATTGCACGATAGTTATCTGTATCTACTACAGCCCATGCAGGTTTGTTTAATTTAAAAAGAACTGGATCACTAACATAATGTATTTGTTGTAAGTCAACTTCAGTTGTTGCCTTATCATACATGTCTGAGTGATTGTTCTGTAATGTCTGTATTAATGTAGACATATTTATCCTCCGTTGTTGGTTGGTTTGCTTTGTTCAAAGTCCTCAAAGTTTTTAGCATACAGATTTTTAAGTAGAGTCCTTGTTGCTTTTGGAAACTCAACTATAAAACTGTCTGAATCTGGTAAATACTTGAATTTTAAGCATTTTTTACCTATCAGTAAATACCTCAATCTTTGATTCATAGGCACATTCCTAAACTTGTAACCATCTTGCACATCAAGATCAGTCACAAGCATATTGTGTTCCTGTTTAGTGGTTCTCTTACCACCCTTTTTATACAACCGTTTACCAGTTGCACCATCAATTTGAAACTGTCTATCTTTAGTATCAAATCGCATGATTCTTTTTTCACCAATTACTTCTAATCTTTTAGGCTTCTTATAAAAAAAAGCACGACCCTTTTTGGATTTATACTTTTCTATTTCAGCATCAATAAAGACATGAAGTTCTGGCTTTGTTACATGTAATGTATCCATACTATTTCCTTATCGTTAGTTTAAGTTAAAGGGACACTCAAGCAATATTTGGTTTAACGCCTGCAGGGCTCCCAGAGTGTCCCTTACCCTTGATTATTTGATTCTCATTGAGTCACATCTACAAACAAAAAAGGATAGCCAACTCTCGCTGACTACCCTTTAGTTAT